ATCCGGTCAAGGCTGCCGTCAACGCGGGCTCTGCGTTCCTGAACCAGGACGCCATCAAGAACGGCACGTATACGCCGCCCTTCAGCGACGCGGGGCCTGGCAGTCAGAGCGGGAACCCGATGGGCAGCGGCTCAGGTAGCGGCTCAGGGACCAGCACTGGCGCCGCCCAGGCCGCGGCCGACTTCGCCGCGCAGCTCAAGGCTGAGCGGGACGCGGCCACGCCGCGCGGGGCGCCCACGGTAAGCGCAGGCGCTCCCGTGGTCGCTGGCCAGGTCGATCTCGGCGCCATCCCCAAGGCGGGCCCGGCGGCGACGTACACGCCCGGGGACATCAAGGCCACACCGAGCGCGCTCTACCAGTCGGGACCCGCGGGTTCCATGTCGGCGGGCTCGGCCAGCGGTGGCAGCGTGTCGGCGGGTTCCATTGACACCGCCGCGAATCAAATCAGCCTCGACAGCGACAGCCGGCGCCAGCAGCAGGAGGCCGTGGACCTCGCGGCCGGCGCAGCTCGAGGAGAGGCGCCGTCGGCTGCCTCGGAGCTGATGAAAGAGTCAGTTGACCGCGGCGCGGCCGCGCAGCTCGGGGCGGCGGCAAGCCTGCAGGGGCGCAACCCTGGCCAGGCGCTGCGCGCGGGCCTGGCGGGCGCCTCGGACGTGTTCGCGAAGAGCGCGGCGGCCACGGGAGCGCTGAAGGCCGAGGAGATGGCCCAGGCGCGCCGGGACTTCCTGGGCGGCACGGCGCAGCTCCGTGGCACTGACGTGGACGTTCAGAAGGCCAACCAGTCCACCGTGCTGCAGGCGAACATGGCCAACCTGTCGGCAGACACGCAGGCCAAGATCGCCTCCCTGCAGTCGCAGACGCAAGCCGCTGTTGCGACGCTGCAGGCCCAGACGGCAGCCGGGCAAGCGAACCTGGCAGCCCAGACGTCGGTGCAGCTCGCCAACCTGCAGGCGGCCACGCAGAAGGCCCACGACGACGCCGCCAATGAGTTGCAGGCCAAGATCGCCTCGGGGCAAATCAGCCTGGAATCGTTCAAGGCGACCTTGCAGGCCAACACCACGCTCACCGCGGCGGAAATCGACGCCCAGGTGCGCGCGATGATCGCGAACGCCAGCAACACCACGCAGACGAACATCGCCAACACGGGGTACGCCCTCGACGCCTCGAAGGCCAACGCGAGCAACGCCCTGCTCTCCCAGCAGATTGACGATGCCCTGGCGCTCGGGAAGGGCTCCCAAATCATCGCTGCGCTGGGCCTCCCCGCCGACGCGGACAAAGCCCGCATTCTGGCCGAGGCCGCGAAGCATGCAGGCGACCAGGCGTTCTGGGGAAACCTGCTGGTGGCGGGCGGCACGCTGCTGGCGAAGTCCGACTTCTACGCGAAGGAGCACGTCGCCGACGCGCCGCAAATCGCGGATGATTTCCTCGACGGACTTCGCCCCAAGACGTTCGGGTACAAGGATCCGACGGACGGCCCGGACTACGTGCTGGGGGTCATCGCCCAGGACCTGCCCAAGCGGACCACGGTGCGCAACCCGAAGGATGGGTCGTTGTGGATTGACGCCAACGTCATCAGCGAAGTGCTGGCGGGGCTGGGGCGAGTGAACCAACGGCTGAAGAAGGTGGAGGGGAGCCGATGAGCGCACCGTTCGCCTTCCCGCCCGCACCCGAGGAAGTGATCCGGAACGCACGGACCACGGACAAGCGAACCGGTGGCAGCACGTCGACTGTCGTCGAGGCACCGGAACGCATCGCCGCGCGCGAGGGCATCGACACGTTGGAGGCCGACCACCAGCGCGCGATGGACGCGAAGCTTGCGCACGACGAGGCAACGGCGCACATCAACACCGAGTCCGCCAACGCCCAGGTGGCCCTTGCCGACCAGCAGCAGGCCGAGCGGGACAAGGCGTACAAGGCGACGCAGCCGGGAATCGACGAGTGGCGCACGCGCCTGCGCGAGTCGATGGACCGCTTCGACAAGCTGCCCGCGCCCAAGCTCTTTGCCGACGGGAGCACCACGGAGAACGTGCTCAAGGCTGTCGGCATGGTGTTCGCCGGCCTGGGCGACGCGATCACCACGCGGGCTCTGGTGACGGCTGGCCATGCGCCGACGGGCAAGAACAGCGTGTCGGACATCATCGACGCCGACTTGGCCCGCCAGCGCGAGAACGCCCAACGGCTCTCGGATCGCATCGTCATGGCCAGGACGGGCCTCGGCGACGCGCAGCAGGCGCGTGCGCAGTTGCTGGCCGAGGTGGACCAGCGCGGGGCCGTGGCTTACAAGCGGGTCGACCTGATCGCCAAGGCGCGTCTCGCGGGGACCGGGATGGACGCGGCGAAGATCCAGGCGACGCTGGACCAGCTCGGGTTCCGCACGAAGATGGAAGAGCTGAAGCTCGCCAGCGTGGCGCCGCTGGTCGGGCACGTCGATCAGACACATCAGGAGGCGACGGGCACCGAGTTTTCCGACACGAAGAACCTCAACAAGCCCGAGGCAAAGGGGCCACAGGAATCGGCCGCGCTGCTGGAGCTGTCGCCGACCTTCGTCTACGACGTGAACGGCAACAAGATTGCCGAGGCGTCCACGCCCAAGCTCGCCGACCAGCTGCGCGTCGGCCTTCCGGCCTACGCAAGCATTCGCGATGCGGCGACAAGGCTGCGCGATCATCAGTTGAAGCACGGCACCACGTGGAACCCGCTTTCCCCCGAGTCGAAGGTCCGAGAGAACCTGTACAACGACCTGCTGATCTCGATGAAGGGTCCCGCCAAGGATGCCCTTGGCGTTCTGGCGGGGCCCGACGTGGGCGTCATCGAAGGCCAGATCGGCGGCTGGTGGGAAAAGAAGACCGGCACCGGCGTCGAGCAGTTGAACGCGGTAATCCAGAAGCTGGACCACGACATGGCGCGCGGGCTCGCGGCGCAAGGACTCAAGGGGGACAGCGGTCCCGACCACCTGCTGAAACAGTACCGTGGCGAGGCGCCAGTCAAGGGCCTGACCCAGGCCCCCCCGGCGATGTTTCAACCTCGTTCGAAGGTTGCGACGCGCGGAATTGAGCCGGGCGAAGGCAATGGACCTGGCTCAGACGCCCCGCTGCCCGAGGACAAGAGCGCGCCGCACATCGACGACATGCAGAAGAAGGGCGCGCCCGCGTCGCCTCGCGACCGGATGATTCAACTGATCAGGGCGAACCCGAACCGGCCTGGCACCAAGCGAGCCATGGCGACCTTCGACCCGCCCATCACCGACGCGGAGGTTGCCCAGTGAGCAAGGAAGAGGACGACGAGTTCAATGCGCTGTTCCGGCAGGCCGTCGAGGAGCGTGTTGCCAAACGCTTCCCAGATCTCCCGTCGGCGTCCAAGCCGGTGACGATGGACCCGCGGCCGGCGCCAATGATGCGACCCGCGGAGGACCAGGCGAGCGCGACGAGCCCCCTGCCCTACTCCCGCGGCCCGATCGAAACGTTGGGCAAGCTCGGTCCGATCCCTGCCGCGTCGACGGCGCCGTTGACCGACCACGACAACCCGGCCGAGGTGCACCGACTCGATCAGGCCCACCGCTTTGCCGGCCTCGTCGGCTCACAGGCTGGCGGCGCCGTGGCTGGTCGCCTGGCGAGCGCGATCCCTGGCGTCTCTGCAATGGCCGCCTCGCCCTCACTCCTCCCGAAGCTGACCAGCGGTGCCGTCACTGGCGCAGCTGGCGGCGCTGGCGCGACCGTTGGCGGCGGAAGCCTGGACCCGAAGGACATCGTCCGCGGCGCGGGCGTCGGCGCCGGCCTGGGCGTCGCTGGCGCGGCGCTGGGCCACGCCTTCCAGGGCGCACCCGCGCGCGAAGCACGGGACATCATCAGCCGTGGCGGCGAGGGCATGAAGGCCGGTCCTTACGAGAAGTTCTTCGGCTCTCGCGAGGGGGCGATCCGAACGCTGAAGGCCGACAACGAGCTGCGCAACGCGCTGGGGAAGCCCGACGAGATCATTGCGGCCGTCGAGCAGCGGCTACCCAGGGCCCACGCGGAGGCAACGAAGATCCTCGATGCGCGCGATGCCGAAGTGGGGCGCATCCCAGTGCTGAAGACCATGGCGGTGTTCAACGATGCGATGAACGACCTGCAGCGCGTGGGGGGCACTGAAAAGAACGCCGCCCTGGACACCGTCTTCAACCTCGCCAAGCAGTTCAAGAGTGGGTTGGGCGCGAACGTCGACAAGCCGCCGTCGACGGCGGACATTCGCACGTTCCTGACCGAGGTCGTGGGGTCCAAGCTCAATCCGCGGCCGATCACCACGGACGACACCGCGACGGCGAAGGCGGCGGGCATCATGTACGGCAGGCTCAAAGACCTGATCGGCGAGCACGCCGGCCCCAAGCTGGCGCCCCAGCTGGACCGTCTCAACGAGCAGCAGGCCACGTACATGCTCTTGCGCGACGGCGCGGAACAGGCGCGCATCTCGGATTCGCGGGGCGGAAGTTGGGGATCGAAGGTGCTCAGCACCCTGAAGAGCGCGGGCGGTGGAACGGCGGGCGCGATGATCGGCCACAAGGTCGCCGGCTATCCAGGCGCCATCGTTGGAGCCGCGGCAGGCGCGAAGATCGAACGGATGGCCGAGGCCGGCGCACGTGACGCGGGCGAGGCCATCACGCGCGGAATGGCGTCACCGGCGGGCCAGGCGTTGCCCGGAGCCCTCGCGCCCACCGCAAAGCACGCCGCACACGTCTTGGTGCCGCAGATCGTCCAGGCAGTGCGGTCCGGCGACCGGAAGACGGCCGAAAAGGTGGCCGCAGATGCAGTGTACGGGGACCAATGATACCTTCGAAGAATGAGCAACCCATTGACGGCCAAGGCCGCATTACTGGTCATCGCGACCGCTATTTCATTTAGCAGCCCAACTACCAACGCCAATGCACAAGTGCGCCGGGTTAAGTCAGTTATCTGCTTCGACCTTCCAGAGGCCGAACAGGCAGCGTGTCTCTGCGGCCAGATCGTTGCGGACGCCCGGGTTACCTGCGATGTCTTGCTCGCGGCCGTCTCAACGTACCGCCCTGCTGACCAGCACGACGTCCGTAGCGAATTTCAGCGTCTCTGTGTGCGTTGGAAGGCAGCGGCCAAGGCAGAGTGTCTGCGCAGCGGCGTCGAAGCTCCGCGATAACTCTCCCCTGACGCCGGCCGGGGTGCATGGGTGATCCCATGGCTCAAGCGCCAGCGTCCCCCGAAGGGCCCAGCCGAACCCGGCCACGTCGACCTGCAGGCCGTCATGGCCGCGACGAACGAGCTGGAGGCGCAGGGCATCTCCTCGGTGGAGATGGCCTACCTGAAGGACCACGCCCCCCGACTGCAAACGGACAAGTGGGGGCAGCCGTTGCCGCTGTCAACGGTGGACCAGGCGCGCCTCGACGATATCTTCGCGCTGCTGGTGTCCCCGCTCGAGCGGGGACGCGCGCTGCTGCATTCGGGGCGCATCACGCCCGGCGAGGTGGACGCCATCTCCGTGACGAACCCGGACATCCTCGCCGCCCTGGTGGAGGAGGCACGGATGGACCTCATCAAAACCCCAGCGCCCTACGCGCCGTGGGCCGAGGCCGTGCTGGGGTACCTGTTCCAGAAGCCGCCCGCGCTCTTCCTGAAGGAGGGCCCGGACGACGGAGCTACGAAACCGACGGGGCAGAATGCCAAGGCGCCAGGTGCTCCACCGACGCCCGTCGATCGCCTTGAACCCGCAGTCCGCGAACAGAGGAGATAGACCATGGCACAAGCACGCACCCCCACCAACAGCGCGATTCATCGCACGCAGCCCATGCGCAACGGCGACGTCCCAACCTGGGTCGCCAGCAGCGACGCCGTGGCCCTGTCCACCGGGACCGCGGCAACCACCACCATCAGCCTGGGCTACATCTTCCACGCGGCGACCACGCTGCTGAAGCTGGAGCTGCTGGCGGCGCGCCTGAGCTGGGCGGCGGGGGCCGGCGCCGGGTCGGGCATCCTGGCGAAGCTGGCGCGCATCCCCAACGTCATGACGGGCGGCACCGTCAACACCATCCAGCCGCTGGACAGCCGCGACGTCTACGACGTGCCGACGGTTGACCCGGTGGCCGGCTGTGAGGCTCGGTTCGGCGCGACTGCCGGCGCTGGCACGCGGGTCATCCTGGCCACCCACCGCATCCACCACGCAACACCGGGCCAACTGGACCTCGCCGAGCTGTTCAGGCACATGGCCGGCAAGATGCCCACCATCAACGCGGGCGTGGCCGAGGGCCTGGAGGTGCTCATCGTCACCACGGGCACCGGCCCGGCGACGGCGGCCGACATGTCCCTGTCGTTCGAGTTCACCGCGCGGCCGGCGGCGTAACATGCGCGAGCCATCAAGGTTCCCGCGCGTGGTCGACGAGCCTGCCGCCCAGGCGGCCGAGGACATGCGCCCATGGGCGACCCGCAACGCGAAGTCGCTGGGGACCGTCATCGGCACGGCCATCGCGACGCTGCTGGTAGGCACCGGTGGGCTGACTGGGCTGGCGCACGTCGCCGGCATCGCGACCACGAAGCAGACTGACGCCATCGACGCCAAGATCGTGGCCGTCGAGCAGCATCAGCAAGCGTCCGCCACGGTCGACGCTGACCGCTTCAAGAAGCAGGACGCGAAGCTGGACGGGCTCCTGAAGGCCGTGGCCGGGCTGCGCGCTGACGTGCTCAAGAAGGTCAAGAAGCCGAAGGTCGAACCTACCGGAGGGGCGAGTGAATGACACATCCATCGATCGAGATGCCGGTGTCTGGGACAGGGTTTGGCGGGGCAGAGCGAGCAGCCACCGACGAAATCTCCTCAACGTCGCCAGTGAAACGGCGCGAGTCGCGGTCCTTATTGCTGAAGGCGCGCGCCTCGTCGACCGCCTTCCAGGCACGGATCGACAGGTGGAGATCCTTGGCGTCTGCGACGAAATCAGAGAGCTGATCGAGTCGATGAGCCGAACAGAGGAGCACCTGCGCGCCGAGGCCGGCAACGCTGCCCCGCCCCGCCCTGGCTTCTGGCGAAGGTTGTTCGGGTGAGCTTCTTCGACCCCGAGAAGACGCCGACCTCCCCGCCCGGGTCGTGTTGGCGGTGCGAGCGTTTCCACGCCGTGTTCGTCGACGCGCCCATGCCGGGCTCGCGTTACGAGATCGAGCGCGTGCCCACCTGCGTGCTGGCACAGGACTGGGCGTGGTGCGCCGTGAGCTTCTTCCTGCGCCTGGGCAACTACGAGTTCTACCTGGGGCCGGACCACCGCGAGAAGCCGCGCATTCCGTACGACGTCGAACGGCGACGCCGGCCAGCAATCCCCCCGCGACAGGACGACACATGACCCGCGCCCAGCTCGACAGTATCGAGGGATTCGTGCTCACCCTGGCGAACGGCGCCGCGCTGGTCTACCCACCAGCTGCTCCCCTGGCGAGCGCCATCAAGGCGCTGGTAGAGACAGCCGAGGCGCACGGCATCGTGCCGGTGGAGCTGCCCGAGGGCCAGCTGCGGGAGATTGCCGCGGGGATGGCGGCGGCCCGCTCGAGCGCGGTCACGTCAGACCGGGCGCGGCGCCGCTGAATTACTGGTCGCCGCGACCGGAAACCGCGTCGCCGACCGCCGTCCACTCCCGCGGCGTGAGCCCGTAGGCAACCGACCCGCACCAGCCCAGGTGCATCTCGCGCCACCGGAACGCCTGCCAGTAGCCCGGCATCACCTCGTGTAGGCGCAACTCGCGGCCCCGGTCGTCGACGGCGAGCACCAGGCGCCCGGTGTCGCGCGGGAACGGCGTGAGCAGGCCGTCACCCCCGTGGTCCACTGGGCACCTCGGGGGCTGGCTGCTTGGTGCAGTGGAAACCGCTACAGAACGGGCAGAAGTAGGCCCGCTGTCCCCACTTTCGCGCCACCTTCTCGGCCGCCTCGGCGGACATCCGCTTCTTGCCGAGGCACATCCGCTGCCAGCTCGCGGCGCTGCGTGGGCGCCCTGTCACCGACGCACCCCCTTGACGCTGCACCCGAGGCAACGAACAATCGGCAACCGTGCCAACGGCCAAGAACATGCGGAAGGACGCGGCCGAGGCTCGCGAGAAGGCCCGCAAGCTGCTGGCGTACGCCGAGGCGCTGGAGGCAGCGGCCGACCTGCAAGAAGGGTTGCGTTCACGAGACGGTTATGACACGGTTGACGAAATGGACGCAACCGCTTCTTCATCACCAAGGGTCGGACGCCACCCAGGCCCCAGCGCGAACGATGGTCCCATGATGAGGGCCGCGAAGCTGCTGGGCCTGGACACCCTCCAGGGTCTCGCGGATGCGCTGGGAGAGACGCATGGTTACGTGCGGACCGCGAATCACCGGGGAGCGATCCCTGCCCGCGCCCAGAAGAAGCTCGACGCGCTCCTGAAGGCGCGCGCGGCCAAGTAAGACTGTAACCGTTTCGCGAGGTTGCGCGAACCGTTACGTTTCCGCTTGACCACCGTGTGACGGTCCCGTACAACCGTTACATGAACAGCGACACGGTGCCCGAGGAAATCGAAGAAGAGCCGACGGCCCCGCTCCCCGACGAGAGCATGCGCGAGCTGGTGTACGGCTCGCACCTCTTCGAGGACGGGGACATTCCCAACGTGCCGTTCGGCGCCGGTGGAGGTGGCCCGTGGTGACCTGCGGCCACGTGCTGCGCGACGGCCCCTTGGCGTACCTGTGCGTCGGCCAGGCGATGCACGCGGGCCCGCACGGTGACGGCCTCGGGTACGCGTGGCCCGTCCGCGTGGCCGAGCCCGGTCCCGCGCCCGTACTCGCTGCCCCCGCGACCATCGTCCTGATGCAGCTCGCGCCAGGCGCGTGGACGGTGGAGCTGACGATCGCCGGGGTGCGGCGGTTCGCGTCCTCAGGCCTGCGCTCGCGGCGGGCCGCAATGGAGTCCGTAACCGAATGGCTGGAGATGGAAGGAGGTCCCCGATGAAGACCACGTTTGCTTTCTTGCTCCTGGTGCTGGTTGGGTGCGGCGACAACACGGCCGTCCCGGACTGTGGGCCCGTCATCGACGCGCGCCTGTGTCCCAACAACGCGGAGGTCACCTGCCGGGCCTACGTCGACGGCGTCCCGGCCCCGGTGACCGAGTGCCTGGTCTGGCACCGGCCCGTTGCTGATCAGCCCCTGGTCGCGGCCCTCTGTGTCGCGGCCTGCAACCCCTGATTTCCGGTCTACGCGACCACAAACGAAAGGACCCGACCCATGCTGAAGATCACCAAGGCCGCCGATCCCATCGAAGTGAAGCACGTAGTCGTCTGCATCCACGGAGACCCCGGCATCGGGAAGACCTCCCTTGGGTTCACCGCCGAAAAACCTCTCTGTCTGGCGTTCGACAGCGGCGTGTATCGCGCTGGCGCCTTCCGGGGCGACTGCGTCCAGATCGAAAGCTGGCGCGACGTCTCGAACCTGACGGCCGCCGACTTCGCGGGGTACTCGACGGTGGTTGTAGACACCGCGGGCCGCGCCCTGGACTGCCTGGCTGCCCAGTTGATAAACGAGGACTCGAAGAACAACCGCGGCGGCGCCCTGTCGCTGCAGGGGTTCGGAGCGCTGAAGTCGACGTTTTACGGGTGGCTGTCGAACCTGAAGTACATCGGCCTGGACATCGTCCTGATCTGCCACTCCGACGAGCAGCGGAAGGGTGACGAGCTGATCACCCGCCTCGATATGCAGGGGGCCAGCAAGAACGAGGTGTACAAGAGCGCCGACATGATGGGCTCGCTGTCGATGCAGCGGGGAAAGCGGATCCTCAACTTCAGCCCCACCGACGTCAGTTTCGGAAAGAACCCGGGCCAGCTGGCCGCGATCGAGGTGCCGACGTTCACGCCCGACGCCGTGGTTCCCGTCCTGGCCATCGCGATCGCGCAGACCAAGGGCGCGCTGAACGCCCTGTCCGCCGAGCACGCTGCCGAGCGAGCGCTGCAGGCGACGTGGAACGAGCGTATCGAAAAGGCCGCCACCACGGCCGACTTCGACAATCTGGTGGCGCTGGCCGCCGAGGAGTCGGCGCCCAAGACGGTAGCGCTGATGATCGGCAAGGCCGCGGTGGCCAAGGGCTTCAAGTGGGACAAGAAGGCGAAGGCCTACGGCGCAGCCGAAACCCCGAAGGCCGCGTGATGGACACCGAAGGCACCGAAGGCGCGTACCAGGCGATCGATCACGAATTCGGCGCACCCGAGCCAGCGGTGCCGCCGGCGAAGCGCTGGTGCAACCACGGCCGGTGCGACTTCCAGGGGCCGCACATCCACGTCTCCGAACTGGAGACGGTCCGCTACTGGAAGGACCGAGAAGACACGACCATGGCCATGCTGCTGGCCGACCTGAGCGAGGGCAAGGCCCCCACTCGTCAGATGGAGGCGGGCAAGGCCTTCGCCAAGCTGATGGAGCACGCCGAGCAGTACCAGGTCTCCGACCCGCTCAACGGTGAGGGGATCCATGCGACGACGGTGGACGGCTGGACCTTCGGGTTCCAGGTGAATGCCGAGCTGCCCCTGCCCGCGGTGCGCGAGCTGCAGGGGCAGCTGCTGTTCCAGACGCCGCACGGCCCGATCTGGCTGATCGGGCACTCCGACGGCCTGGACGGCAAGACGGTGCGGGATCAGAAGCTGACCGAGAAGTGGGACGCGGAGAGGTACGTCGACAGCCTTCAGTGGCGGTCCTATCTGGTGATGTTCGAGGCCGACCGATTCATCTACGACGTCTTCGTTGGTCGCTACGACAGCAAGGGCGCGCCGACGGTGACCGTAACCGAGTATCACCCGGTCCCCTTCTACACGTACCCTGGCATCAAGGCGGACGTGCAGCGTGCCGTCGACGAGCTGGTCGGCATCCTGGCCCGTCACCTGCCCGGGCGCGTGACACCCGCAGAGGTGTGACGAGATGGCGGCGCGATCCAAGCTTGATCCCATGCCATCCGGGAACCCGATTCTTGGCCGGCTGTCCCGCATCGACAGCCGGTTGGACAAGCACGAAGCCCGCCTCGACGGCCATGACCTCGAGCTGCGCGAGCTGAACATGGACATCGCCCTCCTGGGTGATGTGGTTCTCCGGGCGAAGCTTCGGGCTCGGTCGCGGCGCAAGCTCGCGACGAAGGGCCGAAATCGACCTGGTTAGGTTTTAAAACCCACGTCGACGAATAGCCGAGCAACCGCCCCCCGCAGCCGCCGATAACCGCGCCCTGTGTCGGGGCACGTTCCGTGCTGGCGCGGGGCTTCCCCCCGATGAGCACATCGCCACCGTTGCCGGATCCATCCCCGTCGGAGGCAGGCATCAGAGCGGCGATCGCCCAACTTGAAGCGCTGCTGCCCGAACGGTCGTGCACAGTGCGTGAACTGTGGGACGACTACGTTGCGAGCCTACCTTCGGACCGTTCTTGGATCCCCGACGTCGTCTCGCTGATGAAAAAGCCACTGGAGGCGTTCGGCGATGTCAAGGCGATTGACCTTCGCCAGTCGCACTGGGCCGCGTATCGCAACGGCGCCGGCAAGTCGCTATCGCCCACCACGCGCAACCTAGCTCTCCGTCGCACCAAGGCGTTGCTCAACTGGGCCTACAACGAAGGGCGTCTGTGCGACAGCCCGTTCCGGCGCGTGAAGCAGGAACCATCGAGGGGGAAGCGCCGCACCGAGATTGCCGAGGAGGACGACGCCCGCATTGCCGATGCGGTTCCGCTCGAGGTGGGCGTGTGCTACCGCGTGATGGCCGGCACGGGGATGCGCATCGGCGAGGTGCGCCGGCTGCGGTGGGACCAGATCGACCTCGACGCCGGCACCGTCTGCCTGCTGTGGGACGAGACGAAGAGCCGCGTGGGAGCGACGGTCAACCTGTCGGACGACGCTGTTGCCGCGCTGAAGCTAATGCCGCGCGCGTCCGCCTACGTGTTCCCGTCGCCCAAGACTGCGCGCCCCCTGAGTCATTCCCACTTCTATTCGCATCTCCGCGGAGCGTTCGAAAAGCTCGGGCTGAAGGCGGCGCCCGGTGATGGACGCGTGCACCTGCACGACACGCGGCACTCGGTGGCAACGAGGCTCAATCGCCGCGGGGCCAAGCTCACCGACATTCAAGGCGTCCTGCGGCACGCGAATATTGCGCAGACCGTTCAGTACATCGTGACGCGCGCGGAGGAGATTGCGGAGGCAGCCGCGCTGCTGAACCATCCGCGCAAGGGACCGCACCGCGCCAAGACGAAGCCCGAAAGTAGAAAAGCAAGGGCCGCTGCAAAATAGTTGTGGACCTCACCATCCGTTTCAGTTACGGATAGTGGGTCACTCGATGAAGTCTCCAAGCCCGTCCACGTCCACCGCCTCTCTGCATCGGGTGACACTTTTGCGGGTCGCAGGCGTGGACGGACTTGGGGACTTTGTTGTGCCCAACACCACCTAGGAGGTCCCATGACACCGGTTCCGTTGAGAACTTATCAACAGGGTATTTGGACAGCTGAGCAGCGCCGCGTAATCGCGCGGCTTGCTCGGAACAAGATGAGCCTGCGCCAGGCTCGCCGCTTCTTCGGCGTCGCCGAGCTGTGGGCGGTGGGTCGATGACCCCCGCCGAGCTGGCGGCCGTCGTCGAGGCCCACGGCAAGTGGCGCCGAGGCGAAGAGGGTGGATCGCGCGCGAACCTGACGCGCGCGTACCTGACGGGCGCGGACCTGACGGGCGCGGACCTGGCGGGCGCGAACCTGACGCGCGCGAACCTGACGCGCGCGGACCTGGCGGACGCGAACCTGACGGGCGCGGACCTGGCGGACGCGTACCTGACGGGCGCGAACCTGACGCGCGCGAACCTGACGCGCGCGTACCTGACGGGCGCGGACCTGGCGGGCGCGGACCTGGCGGACGCGAACCTGGCGGACGCGAACCTGACGCGCGCGAACCTGACGCGCGCGGACCTGGCGGGCGCGAACCTGAGCGCGATCAGGGAGGACTTCGTCCAGGTGCTCAACGCCGCACCGGCCGAGGTGCCCGGGCTGCTGGAGGCCCTACGCGCCGGCAAGGTCGACGGGAGCACGTACGAGGGCGACTGCGCTTGCTTGGTCGGCACCATCGCCAACGTCCGCGGCTGCTACTACGGCGAGCTGGGCGCGCTGAAGCCCGACAGCTCCCGGCCCGCCGAAAGGTGGTTCCTGGCCATCGCGAAGGGCAGCACGCCCGAGAACAACCCCGTCGCGAAAATCACCGAGGGGTGGATTGTCGAGTGGCTGGCGAATGGCCCGGCCGCGCTCCCGACGCCCACCGAAACGCCCGTGGCCTCGACGGAGGCCCCGTGATTCTCCCCGGCACACGCAAGGTGAAGCTCGCGGACATCGTTGTCGAGAAGGGCTTCAGCCAGCGCAAGAAGACCGCTCACCACGAGAGCCGGAAGGCGAGCATCAAGCGCCACGGCCTGATCAATCTCATTGTGATCCAGGACCGCACCCGGAAGTTGCTCGCGGGCGGTGACCGGCTCGCGGCGCTGCTGGCACTGAAGGTGAAGTCGCACGAGGTCCGAGTCTTCCGTGGCACCGAAGAGGAGTTCGAGGCGCTTCAGTTGGCCGAGAACATCGAGCGGCGCCACAACGATGACGTCGACGCGATGACCAAGCGGTACGTCGAGCTGACCGCCAGCGAGATCGAAAAGGCCGAGGCGGCCGAGCCGACACCCGAAGTCCGCGAGGCCATCTTGGCGGCCGTCGACAACGCCAGGAAATTCGGCGGCACGCCCGACGTCATCGTCCACGACGGCGTCGAGTACCGCACGGACGCGGTGGACGAGTCGGAGGCGCCTCGCCCCGTCGGCCGCCCCAAGACCTCGAAGGGCAAGGCCCGCGAAGCGGTGGCGGCGGCAACGGGGAAGACTCCCGAGGCCATCCGCCAGGCCGAGAAGCGCGCGCGGAAGAAAGAGGAGGAGGTCACGGAACGCGACCAGTCCCCGTTCACTGACCCCGGCGAACCACTCGCGCCGCCCGTCGAAACGTACGGGCTCCCCCTCCTGTCCGCCGAAGAGGCGTACTTCGTCGTCGTCGCACAGGAGGCCCTGAAGAAGCTCGACGTTGCCCTGACCAAAGCGCAGGTGGCTCTCTCGCACCAGACGGACGCCGCCGAGGAGTCGCTTGCGACGGTCATCTGTCGGGACATCTCGACAAGGCTGTACGAGCTGGCCACCGACGTGCGCGCCGCCTATCCACGGGCCGTGTGCCCGTCGTGCAAGCGCGTCTCGGCGCGCACGGCGAAGTGCGAGGTCTGCTCGGGGACCGGCATCGTCGGGGTCACGAAGTGGCTGAACGCCCCCGACGAGCTACGCCTGGGCGGTGACAAGGCGATGGTCTACGACGCGACGGCCAAGCGGTACGTGCCGTACGCCCGCGAGGTCGCCAAGGAAGAGAAGGCGGCTGTCACGTCAAAGCCGGCCAAGGGCGCCCGTCGCCTCACCGTTGAGATGGACAGCGGCGAGGTCATGCACGGCGTTCGAGAGGGGGACTAGCCCATGGCCCCCCCCCGGAAGTCCCCAAAGAAGGAACGGCCGCCGCAACTGACGGCCCGCAAGTCAATCGACAGGTTCAAGGCCGCGAAGCTGGTGGCCAACATCCTGGCGCACTTCCCGCCCAATGTGCGGGCCGCAATTCTCCAAATGGCTCTGGCCGGGGAGACCGACCGTCAAGTGGAGCTGCCTGTCATCAAGGGCGAAGCGTAGTCGCTCGTCAACAACCAACAATCAGCACGCAACGGAGACCCAGCAATGAACTATCCCGACGCACAAATCAACATGAACGCCAACGCCGTAGGCCAGGACATCGGTCACGCCGGGGCCGAGCAGCTCGCCGGTAAAGGACTCGACACCGCTTACCGCGAGATGACGCCGAACGAACGCGAGAGGAACGTACTTCTTGAACGCCTGAAGACCCTGAACGAAGACGAGCTTTGCAACAGCCTTCGGCGACAGCTGGAAGGCATCGAGCACTCGATCCGGTCCCTCTCGCGCAACCTGCCCCCGGGCGAGCGGCGCGACCAGGTCGTTCTGGCCTTCCGTCACGTCGAGGATGCGCGGATGCGCCTCGGCAAGGTGATCCAGCACGGGTCTGGCGGCGGCAAGTCCATCTACACGTAGCCCCGCCCTCAACGACAACAAGCAAAAGGAACAGGTACCCAGCAATGAAACCGACTGTCGGAAGAATCGTGCACTACACCAACCTCGGCGACCGGGACGGGAAGTACCCGCCCGAGACCCAGGCGGCGCTGATCACCGGCGTCAACGCCGACGGGACCGTTGCGCTGCACGTCTTCTACAAGACGGGCCAGTTCGACATGCCGAGCGTTGCACAAGCGCCGGCCCTTGTCGCCGCTGGCAGCGAGGACGCGCGCGGCAAGTGGCAGTGGCCCGCTCGCGAGTAACGCCATGAAGCGCTCCCCGCTCAAACGACACACGCCCTTGCGGGCGAAGCGCTGGGGCATCAAAGCCCGGCGCCCGCGTCGGTTGAGCGGGCCGCACGCCGACGCTGCGCGGATGGGCTTCGTTGCCACTCTGCCCTGCGTCGGCGTGCGCTGCTTCCCAGGAAGCGCGAACCAAAGAACGGGTGTCCTCTCGATGCGCCACGAGTGCGCCGGCCGAATCGAGGTGTGTCACGAGGGGCGCACCGGCAAGGGCATGGGCACCCGCTGCCCCGACAGCGAGACGATCCCCATGTGCACCGGCCTGCACCGCCAGTGGACCGAGCACCGCGGATGGTTCCGCGGCTGGAGCAAGGCCGAGCGCCGCGAATGGGCCGCCGAGCGCATCGCCGAGACCACGGCCCTCTACCTGTCACACGGGAGCCGACGCGGATGATCAAAGACGGCGAGATTCACCTGGCCCGCCGCATCGGCTGGAGCGGCACATCCCACAACGCCTGGTGCGGCCACCTGTTCACCGGCCGCGACAAGAAAATCATCACCCTCGCGCAGTTCCGTCGGTACCCCGACCACTGCGCCAACTGCGAGGTCCGATACCTCGCGGCCCCACGCCACCACGTAACCGTCGACGGACGCCCCAAGTAGGAGGCCACGATGACCAGAAACGAAGAACGCTTGCGCCGCCGAGAGCAGAAGACTGGAGTGCCACGCGGCACCGTCACTGAGACCTGGTACCAGCGACAGGAGCGCGAGCGGCAGCGCGACCTGTGGATTCTCGTCATCGCTCTCACCATCTCCGCGCTCGCCCTGGCAGTGCTCAAGTGACCAGGACGACACTGGACGCAATCGCCAACGCTCGCGCCAAGGCGCCCGAGGCCCGGGACTACCTTGACGTGGCCCTGGTGGAGCTCGCGGAAGCGTGGATAGAGCTGCTCGACGCCAGGGCGCAGCCCCGCTGTTCTCACCTGCGCGAGCCCGAGCTGTGCGACGAGTGCCGGGAGTCGCCGCTGTGACCGTCGAGGACTTGCAGCTGCTCGGCCCCCGCCAGCGACAGGTGATGGAGCTGCGCATGGCCGGCCTCGGTCAGCGAGAAATCGCCGGCAAGCTCGGCCTGACAGCCAACGGCGTGGCGCACCTGGAATACCTGGTGCGCAAGCGACTAGGGGAGAGGGCCATCAGGCGCCGGGCCTACGCCTGGCAAGGGCTCTGCCGCCGTGGCCACGCGAAGGAGCCGGGCAAGAAGTGCCCCATCTGCTGCGCGGCTGCCAACGAGAGCCGACGACAGAAGGGCTTCGCGCGCGCGGCGGCCAAGGAAGCCCAGGAGGCGGCCGCCGAGTCACCTGATGCCGCTCGGGACCGCGTCGCCCGCGAGCTGGCCGCCGGCAAGCGCTGCACCCACAAGATGTGGTCCGGCCGCCCCTGTGGGTTGCTGCTTCCCTGTGTGCACCCGTGAGCGACGTTGAGCGCGCGGCCGAAGAGGCGATGAAGGCCGCAGTCCAGCGTTGTGCCGACCTGGCGCGCGAACTGAGCGACGCCCGGCGATGGCGCGACCTAGCGATTGCGGAGTGGGACGCCATTCAAGCCGAGAAACGCAACGACACAAGGGGTCGCGATGTGCTTTGACGGCGAACAGGCGGTCATCTGGGACGAGCGCCAGGTGCGGGCCGCCAGGAAGATGCACCGGTGCGCCGAGTGCCGGCTGTTAATCCCCGTCGGCGACAGCTACGTGCAGATCAACTCGCTGTACGACGGCCACTGGTCGAACGACCGTGTCCACGCCGGCTGCATGGCCCTGGTCAAGCTCATCGACCGTGAGCTGTGCGGCAGCAACGGATACGCGATCGGGCTGCTGGCCGACGAAATCGACGGCCAGGACTACAGCGACAACCACGCCCCCGAGCATGCCGAGGCCTGGAAGCCGGGCCCCTGCCCGGCGGCGTGCGACGGCCGCATGTCGACGCGCGAAACCCTGGAGTGGCTGTGGGAACTCGCGAAGGCCCCGTACCAGGAGGTTTCCCCGTAGATGGACGACAAGGTCGACATTCACATGCCCCTGTTCATCGGGGACTACCTCGCCGACACGATGGACCTGACCACAGAGGAGCACGGAGCGTATCTGCTGATCCTGATGGAGCTGTGGCGCCGCAGGGGCGTCACCGGCTTCGACCATGCCAAGCTCGCGCGTATCGCCCGACTGCCCCTCGCGCGCTGGAAGGCAGCCTGGGGCACCCTCGGACGCTTCTTTACCGTCGACGGCGGGGAGCTGCGCCAGAAGCGCATCACGAAGGAACTCGACAAGGCTATCGGCCGGCGACAGGCGGCGTCCGAGAGTGGCCAGCGCGGCGCCGCAGCTCGATGGGGTCGCCATAGCAACCCCATAGGCGACCCCACTGGCCAACCGATAGCGACCCCATTGGCGACCCCAATAGCGAACGCCTGGCAAAACGATGGCTCTTTATCTTCATCTTCAGAAGAATCCGTAGGTGTTGCGCCCGCGCATGCGCGCGATCCCATGTGGCCAGCCGGGGAATGGCTGAACCTCTTCCGCCGAGCCTGGGCGGACCGATACAAGACGCTGACCTACGGCCAGACCAGCGACGGGAAGGCCTGCGGAAACCTCGCGGATTTCCTCGGCACCCTCGACGAGCCCGCCCGCCTGGCAGCGCAAGCCCGGGCCCGCAAGATGCTCGCCGAATTCCTGGCGGACGAGTCCCCCGAGACGGTCAAGGCCCGGCATTGCTTCGCTTTCTTCGTCGGGCGATTCGGCGGGTTGCTGGTCGATCCCGTGCGCACGAAGGCTGACGCGGACACCCGCTGCAACCTCCACCGCCAGCAAGGCACCTTTCGCACTCTCCCCCGCGGCGGACCCGTCACCGGCTGCCCGACGTGCAAGGAGAATTCAGCCGCCCGCGGGAACCGCGAAGCGTCGCCGACGGCCGCCAGCGACGCACTCCCGAAGTTCAAGCCACCGGCGGCGTGGACGCCTGAGCAGCTGGCCGAGGCCGAGCAGCTCCGAAAGACGGCTGCTGGAGGCTCGAAGTAATGCGCGGCAACGGCGGCAACAAAGGCCAGGGCTCGAACTGGTGCGGCCGGGTCAAGCGCCTTGCCATCTACCTGCGCGACGGCTTCCTGTGCGTGTACTGCGACAAGGGCGTGAACACGAAGGTGCTCACGCTTGACCACTTGGTGCCACGCGCGAAGGGCGGCACCAACGCGGCGACCAACCTGGTCACGGCCTGCATGGAGTGCAACGCCGGCCGCTGTCATCGTCCCTGGTATACCGGCCGCCACCCCAAGCGACGCGCGCTGATCAACCGTCTTCGCCGCCGCGCCCTACGACGCGACTGGGCGCGCGACCTGCTTGCCGGGTGCTCGAAGTGAACCCGCCCCCCACCGGCTTCGTCGCCATCTACGAGCTGACACGCGAGTGGAGCACCTACCGATGGCTTTGTGAGACCTGCCTCGCTGCCATCAAGGCCGAAGGCTGGACGGCAAAGTACCGCGCCGCCTGCAACGGAGCTTGCGACCGCTGCCCAGCTGTCCCCTCAGCCCACCAGAAGCAAGACGGCTCCGTGGCCTACATCCCAACGAGCAGGTCAGCGCGCCTCCCAACCCGCGCAGAGTGCCCACCGCCCCGTGTGCTCCCGCCGTGGCCCAAGCCCAAGACGCGACCCCCGCAACGAAAGGCAGCATGAGAGCCGACCAGATCCGAGCATCCGTCCTGTGGCCATCCGAGGACTGCCCGCCGGAGATGTGCGACGAGGTCACCGACAAGTGGTGTCCCATCGCCGATGCGTACCTGCTACTCAGCGAGACGACGGGCGAACGCGCAACCCTGGTGTACAACCAGCCGGACGCCAATGTGAAGTGGTTGCACACGGTTCCAGTCGAGAACGCCCGCAAGGCGTTGGCCGACGCGTTAATTAACGGTCGCAACGACCGTTAATTACGCTGATTTGCCAAGTCGCACTCCACGCGTACAGTCCGGCACTGTAGGGCGATGAGAAACGCGCAGAAGAGACCACCAAGGGAGATCCTGACCGCAAAGCAGCGGGCCTTTGTCGTTGCTGTCGTCTCAGGAATGAGCGCCCACCGCGCCGCAATCGAGGCCGGGTACAAGCCTTCGCGCTCCACTGGCACCGTTCTGATGCGCAAGCCGCAGATTGCAGCGGCCATCAATGCAGCCCGCGCTGTGCAGGCAACGGAAGCCGGGTGGACCCAAGCGGATGTGTTGGAAGAGCTGAAGGCCCTGGCCTGGTCGAACGTCTCGCACTACCGAGTGGTGGACGGCGTGCTGACCACAACGGACGACGCCCCGCCGAACGCGATGGCCGCGGTGTCGGCTATCAAGTACACGACCCGGTGGGAGGGGGGCGGCGACTACGACGCGGTCAAGGTCACCACGTGCGAGTTCCGCCTGTGGGACAAGCCCGGCGCCCTGAAGCTGGCCGGCCGCCACGTGGGCCTGTTCCCCGAGCGCATCCCAGACGACAGGGTTGAACAAGCCGCCGCCAAGATGCTGCAGGCCTCGGTCGACAAGGCCCGGCGCGAGCTAGAGGCGAGGGTCATCGACGCAACAGCAACGGAGGTCCCAGGATGAGCATCACGGTTCACGAGCGAAGGGCTGCGCGGACGCGGTGGCTCGCGGGCGCGACGCCGATGACCGACTTCATCGGCACTGGCGTCTCGGCGGCGTTCTCCGCTGCGCAGGCCCAGGCAATCGGCGACGTGCCGCCGCCGTGGGAGCGAACGGAGCGGCCAGACCTGCACGCCCGCCGCGCCTCCCGTGAGCTGCAGCGCATGTGGCTACGCGAGCTGCATCGGATGATCCGCAAGGCCCGTCGCTTCCGTGGCGTGAGAAAGCGGTACGCCGAAGGGGCCACGGGCCGCGAGATCGCCAACGGGTGGTACGTCGAGTGAACCTGTCGACGTATCGGAGGCACTTCTGGCGGCCCCATCACGCCGACGTGTTCCAGTGCGGCGGCTGCGACGCCTTTGCGACGGGAGTGAAGGCTGGCGAGGACCCCCGCGGCTATTGCGGACTGCCGGCGCTGCGAAACTTCTGGAAGCTCGGTGGCAGCGTGTCGGCGGTCGTCAAGATCGATTGGCTCGCCGGCACGTTTCAGCTGGCGGACGGGAGAACCGGCAAGTTCGGCGAAGGGGCACTCGTATGATCACCACCGTTCGCCCCTACAACACGGCCGGTGGCGGTGAGTACGCCCTGGTGCTGGAGTCGTGCCTTCGTGCCCGCCAGCCTGCCGCAATCCCCTGGTGCGCCTGGAAAGCGATGTACGCGCCGGCAATCGATGCCGCCCTGGCCGAGGGGCACTGCCTGGTGCTGGAGATGGACGGTGTGATCGTGGGGTTTGCGGTCGCGGTGACCGGAAAGCTCTTCATGGTCTACGTGAAGCTGGACTTTCGCGGCAACGGCTACGGCCTGCGGCTCCTTCGCGAGCTGCTGCCAGACCAGGCCCGCAAGATGGACTTCGTAACGACGGCGGACATGTTGACGCCGTCTTGGAAGGCTTGGTGTCGCGGACGCGGCATCAAGTTCACGATCGCAAAGGAGACCGACCATGGGCAAGACAAAGCAGCCTGAGACAGAGATCGCGCCGCCGGAGGCCGTTCCGGCTCTCGCGCCCGACCCGATGGAAAACGACCTGCACACCGCTCGGCTGGAGGCGCAGCGGACCCGCGACATGGGCCTGCTCTGCGACGGCTGCAAGGCCCGCCTGCAGCGCGCCCACGCCGAGGACGAGCGCAACCGGAACGCCGTGTACCCGGAAGGCGTCACCCCGTAGCCATGCCCATCCTGCGTGAAGGCCTTGGCGTCACCATTCTCGGCGTGCGCTCCATGTTCACCGCCACCGATGACACGCGCGTTGCTGCCCTCGAATTCAACGAGGAGGGCATCAAGGGCGTGAGCTGGCGCCGGGCCTCCCCGCTGGACCCGCGCCCGCCTACGCCGCCAGCGGTGCAGGTGGAGGCCGTGCTGTTGGAGTTCAACGGCATCCGCGTGGAGACGGCAGACCCGCGCATCCTGGAGAACCTGCACGACCCGGAGTTCCGCAAGAAGCTGGTGCAGGAGGCCGAGGCCGGCATGAACAGGAACCCGCCTATCGACCTGGTGGCCACCTTCGGCTCGAGCAACGACGACCCGGAGGGCACGGCGGCGTGAAGCTCGCCCGATTCATGGCCTACGTGTCCCTCGCCGCAAACATCGCCCTGGCAGCCGAGCTGGCGGCGCTGCAGCGGCAACTTGAGGGAGCGCCGCCCGTCGTCAAGGCGTGGAGCCTCGACGGGTTTATCGGCGATCACGTGCCGGCGCGGGCGTACGCGCGGGACCGCTCACAGTGGATCCTTGCGATGTGCGCCCGCCAGTCGGCCAAGAGCACCACGGGCGACGGCATCCTGTTCGACAACGCCAAGCTCAACCCGCGCTCGGTCAACGTGCTGTTGGGGCTCAACGGCAAGGCGGTGCGCCGCAACAACTGGGTGCCCATCTGGAAGCAACGGATCTGCGCCACCTACGGCGTGCCCAAGCGGTGGAACAACGAAACGGAGATGGTGTGCACGCTCGACAACGGGTCGCGCGTCATCTTCGCCGGGTCCGACGACTACGCCCACGTCCTGACCTACTTGGGCAACAACCTGAGCAACGCTGTGTTCATCATCGACGAGGCCCAGGACCAGAAGGACGCGGTGCTGGACCCGCTACTGGACAAGATTCTCCCGCCAATGATGTCCCCCACCACGCGGATCATCATGTCGGGCGTCATCCCGGACGTCCCGGCCGGGCGCTTCTACCGGGAGAGCCTCAACCCGGACATGTGGTCGCTGCACAACTGGGGACGCTTCGCCAACGTGCACACACCGCACGCTCGCCAGCAGCTCGATTCGTTCCTCAAGAAGCGCAATCTCACCGAGGCAGACCCGCTCATTCAGCGCGACTGGTTCGGCGTGGTCGTGTTCGACGAGGCGGCCCGCGCATTCCGGTACGTGGCTGCCCGCAACGGCTACGACGGCATCCCGCCTGAAGTGCTTGCGCGCCTGACCACGTTCTCCGTCGGCATCGACCCAGGCGCCAAGGACCGCACCGCCATCGTGGTGCTGGGCTGGGGCGAGGATACAGGCCTGTGGGTGGTCGAAGAGTGGGTCACCGACCGCAACAGCGGAACCGTGTGGAGTGACATCGGCGAGCAGCTGAAGCGCATCCAGGCGAAGTGGCGGCCGTCGTGGTACTACGCCGATTTCGCGGGCTCCACGGTCGCGTTGGACACGTTTGGCAGGGACTTCGGCGTGCCCATGATCATGGCCGCCAAGAAGTCCGCCCGCCGATTCCAGGTGGACCGCGTGAACGACGGGCTGTCGACGGGTGAGATTCACATTCCCATCGGCTCCCAGCTCGAGGGCGACCTCATCAAGACCCAATGGGACAAGGACGAGCGCAACAAGGGCAATTTCGAGTGGTCAAGCCACAACCACCCTGATGTCGCGGACGCGTTCCGCTACGGCGCTCACGCGTACTACGAACGAACGCAGCCGGTTGTCGTCGCCGAGGACAAGACGCCCTCGGTCGCCCGCCGGCTGAAGCTGCTGAAGAACCAGGAACAGGAGGGATACTTTGCCGCCAAACGAAGAAGACTTGGGTAGCGTCGAGACCACGGGGATAGAGCAGCTCGAAGGCGTGCGCCAGCTGGTGCGCCGCCTCGCCGCGCAGTCCATCCACAACGGCCACGGCCCCAGCGCCAAGGACCACGACCGGAAGATGTGCCCGAAGTGCCTGGACGTGACCAACGCCCTGGCCTTCCTGGACGCGACCGGGCAACCCGATGAAGCACCGGAGGCCGAAGCGCCCCAGGATGTGACGCTGGCCCAGTGAAGGCGCAGTGGTTCGAGCCCCTCGACACCGACCACACGAAGGCCCATCGGGAGCGCACCATGGCGCAGCGGCTGGACGACACCATCACGGAGCTGTACGCGTCGCCGCGCGAGCAGGCACGCCGCTCCCAGATGCTCTTCGACTTGGAGCTCTATTTCGGCCGCGCCTTCGCGTCCCTGTTTGAGACGGGGACCATGGCCGCCACCGAACTGGTCTTCAGCGAGGAAGAGCTGAAGTTCAACCACTGCTTTTCCATCTGCTCGACGGTGCGTAATCGGATCTGTTCGTTCCGCCCGCGCTCCGAATGGGTGCCCGAGAGCGGCGACTACTTGGCCGACCGAGGGGCCGAGGACATGTCGGCCATGAACGAGGCGTGGTCCATCGATGTCGGCCGACAGGCCACCATGGCCCTGTGGTTCCGTGATGTGCTGACCTGCGACGGCGGCGTGTGGAAGGTGCTTCGCGACGGCGCCAAGATCGACCTGGGGCGTTTCCCTCCGTGGGAGTTCCTGATCGACGAAGTTCAGGGCCTGTACGGCAAGACGCCGCAGATTCACCACGTCCAGTTCCTTCCCATCGATACGGTGGCGGCCCGCTACGACATTCCCGTGGCGGACCTCATGATGGACGCGGCCACGATCGGGGCGGGCCTGCCGTACTACTCGGAGACCCAGGTCGTTCGGGTGGCTGACACGTACGTCGCCGCGCGCACCGACTGGGTGGACGGCAAGGGCAAGGACGAAAAGGGCAAGGACAAAGAGGGGGAGTGGGTGACGACGCCTGGTCACCACGCCGTGCTGGTGGGCAGTAGCATCCTGGCCGACTACGAAGAGTGGGAGTTCGAGGACTTCCCGATCGGAATCGGCTGTTTCGAGGAGGGCATGGTGGGCACCTGGGGCACCAGCGCCGTGCGCATGCTGCGCGGTATCCAGCTGGACCAGAACGAGTGGTGCGGCCGGATGAGCGACGTCCACTACATGACGTCTCTGCAGGTCTGGCAGACGCCCTCCGACGAGGACGGGCCGACCAAGATCAACAACTCCAACGTGCGACAGGAGCGCTTCAAGGCGCGGCCGTCGCAGGTCACCAACCCCCCGGCGATGGGCCCCGAGGCCTACCAGTGGTCGAAGCTCCTGCGCGAGGAGGGCTACAACACCATCGGCGTGTCGCAGTTCATCGCGGCCGGCATCAAGCAACCGCAGACCTCGAGCGGCGTGGCCATCGACGCCACGTCCGAGCTGCAAACGGACCGGCTCGCGCTGCTCTCCCAGCTCTGGGAAACGCAGAACAACCTCGTCGACAAGTGGTGGTATCGCCTCACGCGCCAGGCCGCACAGGAGGGCGTGAAGTTCCGGTGGAAGGCCGTCAACGAAGGCGCCTGGAAAGAGCTGACCTTCGGGGACCCCGAGAAGGAGTGGCTGTGCAAGCCGCAACCCACCAGCGTGTTCGGCCAGACCGTGGGCGCCCGGCTCACCAAGGCCACGGAGATGCTGAAGGCCGGTGCCATCGACCCGGAGGAATGGCGGCTGGCGGTGGGAATCCCCGACCTCAAGCCGATCACCGACCTGCGCGACGCCGCGCGGTTCAACATGCAGCGCCGGGTCGACCGCATCCTGCAGGACAACGATCTCCGCATGCCCGGCCCGTACGTCGATCCGCAGAAGATGTACGACTACGCCGTCGCCCGCTGGAACCTGGCGGACGCCGACGACACGAAGTACCCGGCCGAGAACATGGCCAGCCTGGCGAAGCTCATCGACGCCATGCAGTCCGAGATCAAGAAGCGCCAGGCGCCAGCGCCGCTCCCCCCTGCCCTGCCAGGGTTGCCGGGTGCGGCGCCTGGAATCGCCGCACCGTCACCGCTCGTACCGCCACCGCCCGTGGGCGCGCCGCTCGGCGCCCCGCCGCCACCTGCCGCCATCGGCGGCCCGATCCCCGTCCAGTAACCGCACGTCGAGGAGAAACGCACATGGGAAAGTCATCCAGCAAGTCCGCCCCCGCAGCTCGCGCAGCCGCGCCCGTCTCCGTCGGAACCTCCACCGTCACCGCGTCCGCGCAGCAGCCGAACGCCTCCGATGGCAAGGGGCCAGACCTTCCACGGGACGCCCTGGTGCTCGACTGGGACCCGCAGAACCTGGGCGCCGAAGCCGCCTTCGACGCTGAACACGGGGTGGGCAACGATCCGACCACCGACACGCAGACCGGCAAGCGCGGCAAGAAGGCTGCCGCCCGGGAGGTGGGCAGCGCCACTGTCGAGGACACCGAAGAGGACATGGACTGGGAACAGGCGCGGCACGATCGGCGCTTCCCGTCCGACGACGACGACGCTGAGACGGTGGCCGCGGGCGCCGGCGACGCCGGCGACGCCGAGAAGCCCGCACCCACGGCCGAGGACCGCAAGAGCCGCGCCGACAAGCGCGACGCCGTGCTCAAGGCCCTGGCGCGCCAGAAGAACAACCTGGGCGCCGAGAACGCCGCGCGCGAAGCGCGTGCAGCCGCCGAGGCCGCTACCAAGCGGGCGACCGAGACCGAGGCCAAGCTTGCGAAGGCCACGGGCGGCACCCTCGCCGAGCGCCTGGCGTTCATCGGCCTCTCCAAGAAGGAGCTGGCCGATGCGGTGATTCTGAACGGCGGCGAGCTGGAGGAGGCCGCGAAGGCCCACGGCGCCAGCGATCCCGAGGTCGCCCAGCTCAAGGCCGACCTGGCGGCGATGAAAGCCCGGCTGACCAAGTTCGACGAGGCCGAACAGAACCGCAACCAGGCCAAGGTCCAAGCCGACATCGCCGAGTCCCGTGCCAAGACGGCCGAGCTGGTGAAGGACGAGCCCGTGGTCCTGGTCAAGTCGATGAAGGCCTACGATCGCGTGCTGTCCGGCGCGTGGGAGGCCTGGAAGGCTTCGGGCAAGAAGGGCGCGGTCGCTGACTACGTGCCCGCGGCAGCCGAGGTCATCGAAGAGCAGCTGGAGACGGAGTACCCCGACCTCGCCGCACTGAAGAAGGGCAAGGCCACCGCAAAGGACGACGACGAGGCTACGGTTTCCGGTCGCGGCGACCGCAAAGTCTCCCGCCCCGCCGTTGGTCGTCGCACTGGTCCGTCCCGCGTCGCCAATCGCCGCGATTCATTGGCCGGCGTGATTGATGGACACGAGCGCGACCGCATCATTGCGAAGGAGATGGGTTGGACGACGTAATTAACGGTCGCAATGACCGTTAATTGGTCGATTTGACAGGTCCGTAACGAGCCCGCACAGTCGGGCTCTCAAGTTCCGTAAGCGCCGATTAGCAACGCCTATTCGAAACACTCTGGCGCGCGTCCCCAACGCGAGGAGTGTTTCCCATGGCAGGTATCGGCGCAGGCTTTACGCAGATTCAGAACGGGTTGAAGCGACGCTTTGACCAACCGTACGTCAACACCATTGCGTGGTCGCGCGGCAAGTTGGCCGCGATGCTCGCCAAGACGGCGGGCGACGGCGACAAGTGGACCTATGGCCTGGCGATCGGCGACTCGCCGAACGTCTCGGCCGACTTCTCCGTTGCGCAGGCACTGAGCGCGACGGACCCCTCGACGCAGCTCTACCAGCCGCAGATCGACTGGTACACGCAGTACGGCATCGCCCGCATCAGCGGCAAGGCGATGCGCGCCGCCAAGTCGAACATGGGCGGCATGTTCGGGCGCTTCTCCGGTCAGCTCGACGGAATGATGCGCGGGGTGATGAAGCGCTTCAGCACGCAGGTCTACCGCGCGGGCTGGGGTGACATCGGCACCATCGACGCCACCAACAACGGTGGTCTCGGCGTCGCGCAGCCGATCATCGTGCTCGGCAAGCCCGAGGACGCGATCAATTTCGACAAGGGCATGCTGCTGCAGGCCGCATCGACCCAGGCTGCCAGCGCGCTGCGCTCCGCGGGCACCACGGTCAAGGTGCTGTCGGTCCAGTTCCAGACGGGCCGGGTGACCTGCACCGGCAACCTGAACGCTGGCATCGCGGCCATCGCGGCCGGCGACTTCCTGTTTCCGAAGGGCGACCGCCAGGACAGCGCGACCCCGGTGCGGCAGTGCGTTCCCGGCGTCCTCGCCTGGGGCCCGACCGCGCAGATCACGGCGACCGAGAACTTCTACAACCTGGACCGCTCCCTGGACGGCCGGTTGCAGTTCACGATCGCCGATGCAACCACCGGAACGCTGAACGGCGCGACCGAGGAGGAAGTCATCATCTCGGGAATCACCGAGGCGCGGCGCTGGGGCGGGCAGAACCACACGGTGTTCCTCAACCCCACGCGGATGAAGAACATCATCCTGCAGGGCACGGCACGCCGTCGCAACGTGCAGGTCAAGGGGCCGCTGGGCATGGGCTTCAGCGCCATCGCGCTGGAGATGCCGTCTGGCGGCGAAGCGGTGCTGATCGACGATGCGTTCTGCCCCGTCGACAACATCTTCGCGCTGGACATGAAGTCCATCAAGTACGTGGGCCTGGGGAGCAACAAGATCCCCGAGTTCATCGACGACGACGGCGCCGGCCAGGTGCTCCGCATCTCCGACGACGACGGCGTGGAAAGCCGCACCGGGTTCTACGGCACCATCGCCTGCAACAACCCGATCGGCAACCTCACCGGCAAGATGGCCTAAGGCCTGGGGAGCAATCACCATGGGCCAGAAACCAGCAGCTCTGAACCCCGAGCAAGGCGTCAACGGGACGCTGAATCGGGGTGTCGAGTCCTACATCGCGAAGGTGGTCACCGGCGTTGCCGGCGCGATCACCGTCGCGTCCAGCGACACCGTCGCTCAGTGCCGGATGGCGTTCATCAAGACGGCAACCAAGACGGGCCGCTACACGTTCACGCTGCCCGACAAGTACCGTCGGTTCTGCGGCGGAAACGTGACCCTCATTGGCCCCGATGACGCCGCCTGGGGCGCCAACACCACCGGTCTCGATTACTTCTTTCGAGACAACGACATCGACGGCGGTGCGAACGACGGGACGATTGAACTTCAGTTCGTTCGTACCGACAGCAACGCCGACGCCGAGCTGCCCGACAATGTGATCTTCATTGTCGAGCTTCGCGTGGCACGGGGTCTCTGATGAGCGCCCTGGGGAAGATGATCGCCGACCGCATGAAGGCCAAGGGGGCTTCCGCGGCCGGCGAAGAGGGCGACGAGGAAGAGACCGACGCCGAAGCGGCCGACGAGGCCGAGCCGGAAGAGTCCTATGACGGCGTCGAGAGCGATGCCGCTGACGAGCTGGCCAACCTGGTCGGCCTGGAGGGGGACGACGCCACGTCGTTCAAGAAGGCGCTTTCACAGTACGTGGAAGCCTGCATGAACAAGAGCAAGCCGGCGCCCGCGGCCGAGGAAGACGAGGAGTAACCATGGCCGAGGAACTGACCGCAGAGGAAAAGGAAGAACTGGCCCAGCGCCGCGCCGAGAAGGAGGCTGCTCGCAAGGCCGCCTGCATCAAGGCCGCCCGCGCCGCCTTCGAGAAGGCAGGCAAGTACCTGGAGGACATCGAGGGCGGGGTGACGCTCGACGAAGCGCGCATCGCGGCCATGGCCAGCCTGCGCGAGGCCATCAACCACATCAACGAGGCGGGGTAAGTCATGGCACGCATCTTTTCCGTTGGCGGCGCAAACATCACCCTCGCGGGTGCGGTGACCGCCGTCTTCATCAACCCGCCCGCCGCTCCGTCGGTGGGCATCCGTCTCTTGCGCGCCTGGGCGCAGCAGGCGGGGAACGCGACCTCCGCGCAGACGCGCATTCAGCTCGTCACGCAGGTGACCGCGTTCCCGACGCTGACGTCGGCGACCCCGGCCAAGATGATGCGACACGATCCGAACGTCGCCGTCATCACTGGCGGCACCGCGGGTGCGGCCGGTACCGCCGGCATCAACGCGTCGGCGGAAGGCGCCGGCACCAAGACGGTCATCAACGAGTACTCGTTCAACAACTTGAACGGGTTCGAGTGGCTGCCCACCGCGAAGGAAGTGATCGAGCTGGCGGCCGGCATGGCGAGCGGCCTGGGGCTCTACTTCCCCGCGGCGCCCGGCATCCTGACCGGATGGGGCTTCGGCCTCACGTACGAAGAGATCTAAGAGCCACGGGGTGCCGAGCCCCACGGACATGTTCAGCAAGCCGACGATGGGACACGCGCCTGTCGTCGGCTTTGCCGTGTGCGGTGAGCGGTAATGTCCACGAACAGGAAGTCCACCGGCACCCAGATCGCCTACGTCCCAGACGTCCTGGGCTCAGGACCCGATGGCGGTGGCAACCATGATCTCAATGTCGTCCGGGACAACGTCTATCCGGCCGTCGCCAGCACCGACGGCAGCACCCAGTACGACACCTACGCGAACGCCGACCACGGCACGCGGACCGATGATTGGATCGGCTACGACTACGGCTCGACGATTTACACGTGGTCGTCGGTCATGTGGCAGACCGGCGAAGTCTTCATCGACGGTGGCTGGTTCACCGCCGAGCCAACGATAGAAGTCAAGGTCAGCGGTGTTTGGACCGCTGTCAGCGGCCAGTCGTGCTCTCCGACGTACCTGGCCGCATCTGAGGTCGGATTCACGCAGTACACGTTTACCTTCACGCCGATCGCCGGCACTGCGATTCGCGTGCGCGGGACGCCCGGTGGGTTCCAGACGTTCACCAGCACTGGCGAGATGGACGTGTTCTCGGACGATGCTGTGCAACCGGCATGGCGCCGCCCCCGTGCCGAGGCTGCCCCGAGCGATGACCCTCCCCCGCGTCGGCGGACGTTCGTCATCCCCCAGCAGCCCGTCCCGCCGCCGTTGCGGGCGCGAGCTCAAGAGCCAGCGGCAGACGAGACGCGGTTGCCACGGCGGCCCGTGCCCATCCTGGCCGCGGCTGTCGTCGACAGCCCACCGCCGAGGGCGCGGTCCCGCCTGGAAGCGCAGGCCGACGAAGAGGCACGCGCAAGGCGGCTGCTCGCGCCCATCGTCGCCGCGGTGACGCCAGACAACCCTCCCCCGCGTGCATCCACGGCCCGCGCGCGCATGCTGGCGGACGAGTCTCGCGAGGAACCCGACCCGCGTGCTCGCAAGCGGCAGTCGGTTGAGTTCGACCGGCTCTCGATCTGGGTCGACTACTCCACGGCGAACGTCAACCTCACGGCGATCGGGACGGCTGACTGGCGCACGTGGCTCGCCGGTCCGGTCACCAACACCAAGGTCAGCGGCGGCGGCCAGATCAGCGACTACACGCTTCTCCCCGGCTCCCCCGCGGCCGGATGGGGGGCGCCGCCCGAGCCGGGCAACATGAACTGGACCGACGGCAATCCCGTCACCGTCGGATCCCACAACGGAGACCTGTTCACGACCGGAGACACCCACGGGTTCAGCTGGACGGCGCCGGCAGACACGACCCAGCGGGTCTTGCACCTGTACGTCAGCCCCTTCCTGCCCCCGGGGCACTCGCTCCTGGTCACGGCGACCCTATCCGACGGCAGCGCGCCGCCCGCGACGTTCACGAGCACGGTCTGGGGGATGACGAATTTCCACATCTCCTACCGCGCCGCGAGCCCCGGGCAGACGCTCACGGTGACGTACCAGCAGTTCGGGGCGTCGGCGGAGACGGACGTCCGCGGCATCGCGTTGACCGGCCCCGCGGTGCCCAACGACATGCCGTTCATCCGCCGACTGTGGCAGCGGTTGACGACGTGGGATACCGAAGAGCCGCGCGCACGTCGGCCCTTCGCGCCGATTCCGCCGCCGCCCGCGCCGGACAACCCGCCGCCCAGGGCGCAGGCGCGCCGAATCGATCCACCGGACGAGGAACGCGGCCTCCCGCGGCCACGTCTGCCCATCATCCCGGCGGCCGCTGTCGACAACCCGCCGCCGAGAACACGAACGCGCGCGCAGGAGGGCGCCGAGGACGAGCGCTCCCTGCCGCGGCCTCGCTTCCCAATCGCCCCCGCTGCCGACAATCCCCCGCCCCGCGCTCGAGCGCGCACCGTTGATGCCCCCGAGGACGACGTGCGCGCCAGGCGGCCGGTGTCGCCGCCCATTGCCCCCGCCGCCCCGCCGCCGCGGACGTTGCGCCGACGCGAGGACGAGGCAGAGGAGATTACCGGGCGCCGCAACCGGAAATTGGTCCCGCAGCCAGCCGCCGTCGTCAACAACCCGCCGCCGCGGGCCGGGCGCTCCAACTGGCGCGTCGCCTGGGATTCGTTCGAGCCGGTGGAGCTGCTGCGCAAGGTCTATCGGCTGGTGTTCCCGGGCATCACGTCAACGACGCCCGTCCCCCCGTTCCACGTCGTCGAGGACGACTACGCCCGCACCAACGTTGACAGCACAGTCGCCCTCTCTGTTCTCGCTGATGAAATCGTTCTGGAGGTAAGCCCAATGAAGCCACGCAAAGTAGGAGACAACGCCGCCCCGTACTCGGGGACGCTCTACAGCAACGGCGCGCCGCGGTCGCTGGCCGGATCGACGGTCGCACTGTGGATGTGGGACAGCCGCACGCACGCGGTGAAGCTGGCTGGGGTGGCCTGCACCGTTGAGCCGTCGGGGACTGGGACCTGGTCGTACGCGCCCAGCGCCGCCGAGGTGAGCCCCGCGGGCATCTACGAGTACGAGCTGCGCGAGACAACGTCGGCCGCGAAGGGCGCGACCTACCCGTCCACCGGCCGGATCAAGTTCGTCATCGAGGAGGCGATCGGATGACCACGCGTGTACAGATTCGAAAGCGGGCCAAGATTGCGGCGTCCAGCGTCCAGCTCGAGGAGGACGAGTGGGACGATCTGTGCGACGACGCGATCTCAGAGCTGTGGCAGGTCATCGTCACCAAGAATCCCGACTTCAGGGTGAAGACCGCGACGGACTTCACCATCACGTCGACGGCCATCAACTACTACGACCTGGCGGTGTACGCCGTCGACTTCAACGCCGTCCGGTACCTGTGCCGCAACCCAGGGCTGCCGAGCGAAGAGCCGTTGAACAAGGTTGGCCCGCGCTCAGTTGACCGCGGCTATCGCCTTGAAGGCTCGGCGCTCTACATCGAGCCGCGCGATCAGTCGCTCGGCACCTACCGGCTGAAATACACCCCTCAGCCGCCGCTGCTGACCGCCGACACGGGCGCCCCTGGCACGCTGGACGTCGAGCTGGCGCAGCATCTGAAGTTCATCGTCGCCCACATGGCCGTTGCGGCGATCTCCAGCGAAGAGGGCGACACGCGCTCCCAGCAGACCAAGCTCGACGCGGCGACGCTCGCGGCCATCGCCTGGGCCAGCAACCAGCGCAGCGCAGACGCTGACACCGTGGAGGACGTGCGGGGCACGCGAGGGCGCCGGAGGTTCGTGCTGCCGTGAACCTCCCCCGCCCATCAGCCAAGACAGCCACGACGCCCGCCGACCTCGCCGCGTGGCTGGCAGCGGCGTACGACGTTCTTCTGCCGCTGTCAGCCGATGCCATCTCCCCGGCGCGCATCCCAGCGCTGCTGGCCATCACCATGCCCACGCTGGACGAGCTGCGCGCGACGCGTGGCGATCCGGAGGGGCTCACCGGCCCACGGGCCTGCATCCTCGCCGGCAAGGTCGAACCGCTCGACGGGAGCGAAGGCGTGTTCATCTGGGACGTCACCAGTATCGCCGTGGACGATGACGGGGAGACCACCGTCGAATCCCCCGCGGCAGGCGTGCCCGACGGTGCGCCGGGGCGCTGGAGACGCCACACGCCCCAGATTCCACCGCCACCGCAGGCCGACATTCAGGAGTTCGCCGAGGGCGGCACCTGGGTCAAGCCCGCGGTGGTCAACGGCTACAGCCCCCGGTGGGTGCGGGTAGAGCTTGTCCCGTGGGGCGCGAGCGGCGCCGGTGGCGATGGCGGCGGGGGCGGGGCGAGCGGCGTGGGGGCGTTCGAGTGCCCCGCGTCCCTTCTCGGCGCATCCGAGGTGCTGACGTTCGGAACGCAGCCCACTGGAGGCACCGGCGGGTTCAGTGGCGGCGCGGGTAACGACGGGACAGACGCGCCGGATGCGACGTTCGGCGTGTGGCTGCGCGTGAAGGGCGGCAAGAAGGGCACCGGTGCAGGCGTCGGCGGGGCCGGTGGGTACGGCAACATGGGAACGGGCGGCAACGGTGGCAATACCGGCGTGGCTGGTGCAGCGGGGACCGGACGCGCCGCCGGCGGTGGCGGCGGGAGCAATGCGGCGGGAGGCAATGGCGGTCCTGATCGCGCAACGACGCTCACGGGAGGCGCAGCCGGTGGCCCCGGCGCGACTGGCACCGCGGGAGCCGATGGCGCCGTTGGCGAGACAGGTGGCGGCGGCGGCGGCGGTGGCGGCGGGAACACAGGAGGCGGCACGGCCGGCGGCGCAGGCGCCAACGGCGGGCGTTACGGCGCAGGCGGCGGCGCCGGTGGGGCATCAAGCTTCGGTTTCTTCGGCGGCACGGGCGGCAACGGCGGCCCCTGCTTTGGGCGAGTTACCACTTGGTATTGACCGGTGTACATTGCAGGGATGAGCAACGCATTGACGGCCCACGCCGCGTTTCTGGTCGCAGCGACCGTTAATTGCCAATGCCGCTCAACAAACAAAGCTTTACCTGGCCCATCCAAGGCGGTTTAGACACCAAGCGCGCACCGCTGTCGGTTGCGCCGGGGTCGAATCTTCTCGCACAGGACGTGCGCGAGGAGCGCCTGGGCGAGTGGCGGCGGCGCGACGGCTTCAGTCAGGCGGACGGCAACACGTTGCCCGCGGCGCTTCAGGCGCCATACGCGCCGTACTTTGTCGGCAACCTCGGGGCCGGCGGGCTGCTCGCGCACGGGCAAATCGGGGCTGACCAATATTCACCGAGCGTCACGCCGAAGTGGGCGGCGCTGGCGCTCAATGGCCAGCCGTTCCTGCCGCCGACGCCGCAACATCGCACCCGCACGCCGATTGTTGCGTCGGCGCTGCCAACACTGGGGATGGCCCGCACGGGGAACCTGGTAATTCTCGGCACGTACGAGGCGCCAACCTATGTCCACGTCAAGGTGTTTGACGTCGCATCGGGCAACGTCGTGTCCAGCACTCCGAGCGTCCTGACCTCCGGCCTCGTCGGCACGCCGCGCGGGGCAGCGACGGCGACCAAGCTGATCATGGCCTACCTGCAGGACGCGACGGTACCCGGCAACGATGGGATTTTCGTCGTGGTCGTAGATGCCGTGACGGGCGTGGCGTCGGCAGCCACCAAGATCAAGGCGGGCACGTTCGCATCGCTGGACGCGATGTACTTCACGGGCAGCACGATCACGATCGTCGCGGCCACTGCGGCGGGCGCCGTCCGGTTCATCGAGCACAACCCGACGACGGGCGCCTTGTCGACGGACGTCGCGATCGGCGGGCTCACTGCGTACAAGGTCTTTCTCATGTCCGAGCCGGAGGCGTCCGGCGTGCGGCTGCTGGGAGCGACGTATTCAACGCCCACCACGCGTGTCCTGCGCCTGACCAGTGCCGGTGCGGTGCTCACCAACGATCAGGCGGAAGCCGTCGAGTCGACGGCCATCGTCGGCGTGTCCACGGCGGCCGGGGCTGACTGGTCCGTCGTGTACCAGACCGCCGCGGGCGTGCTCCGTGCACAGACCAAACAGGGCGGTGTCGTGGGAACCCCCGGCACGCTGCCTCCTGGCACGATCGACTCGCAGGCGTGGAGCGATCCGAGCACCCAGGGGTTCCGCTTCCTGATGGGCCTGCACTCGGCCAGCGCGACCGATCCGCAAGACACGTGGGTGGAGATGTACCTCCCCACCACGCCAGGGGGGGCGGCCTTCGCGCAGCCGGCGTCAGTCGTTGCATCGCTGGCGGCCGGCACCGTCCCTGTGTCGCACGGCATCGCCCAGGTGGTGCGGACGGCGGCTTTTAAGTTCTCGTCGGTGCTCCCCGTTCAAGCCATCTACGAGGACAACGCGGGGACGATCGTTCGGTCCTACTCGCTGGACCTGTTCGAGGAGACCCTGCTGACCAACGCAGACAACGCCGCGAACATCACGTCACAGCCGGTGGCCTGGCGCAATTCGTCGCTCGTGCCCATGGGCTGCCTGGCGCAATTCGACGCGGGTAGCCTGGTGCCGATCGGAACGCCGACGCCGCCGCGGCAGGCGACCGTGGTGCCGTCAACGGCAGGCGGCGCGCTGTCGCTGCTGAAGCAGTACGGGTACCGCTGGGTCATCGAGCAGCTGGATTCCGACGGCAACCTGTGGCGCTCGCCCCCTAGTGAACCCATCTTGCTCACGCTGACCGGCACCCAGAACACGGTGACAGTGACGTTCATCAACTGGGCTGTCGACCCCCGGATCTTGTATCGGTGCGCCCTCTACCGGACGGCGGGGAGCACGTCGCTCTACCGCCGCATCTACTCGACGACGTTCGCAGTGGGGACGGGAAACGTGGTCTATGTCGACCTGATCTCGGACATCGCCCAAGGCGCAGGCGAAGCGCTCTACGCGACAGGTGAAATCGAAACCATCGTCACGCCGCCGCCTTCGATGGTGGCGCTCGCGCTGGACCGCGCCTGGGTCGTGAACCGGGAGTACCCCACCGAACTGTCGTACTCCAAGCAGCTCCGGCCGGGCCGCCTGCCCGAGTTCAACGACGAGATGGTGCACGACCTGGACGACGAGTTCGGCGGCATGACCGCGATCGTCGGCGTGGACGACAAGCTCATCGCCTGGAAGGAGTCCGCCGTCTACACCGTCAGCGGACAGGGCCTCGACGATGCCGGTGCTGGCGCCGGGTACACGGTCACGCGCGTTGCCTCGGACATGGGGGCCATCGTCGGGTCGCCCGTGCTGGGTCTGGGCACCGAGGCCTATTTCGTCTCGAAGCGGGGCATCTCGCGCGTGCGCGGCGATGGCGCCTGCGAGTTCATCGGCTCGCCGGTGGACCTGTACCTGAATCAGCCGCAGCTCGCGACGCGGGAGACGGTGCGGGCAATCGTGTACTCGAAGAAGTGGAACGAGGTCCGCTTCGTGACCGACGCCTCGGTGCTGGTGTACAACCGGACCTTCGAAATCTGGTGGCGGTGGGTCGGCGGGCTGGCCACGGGCTCTCCCCTCGCCCGTTCGGTCATGGTCAACGACGCTCAGTGGATCTTCCGCGAGGACGGCAAGATCTTCGTCGAGGGCGACACGACCCAATTGACGGACGGCGCGACCGGATATGACGGCTACCTGCGCTCACCGTGGATGACCCCGGCGCAGAGCGAAGGGCAGATGCGTCTCTACCAGGCGCGCGCGCTGGCGCAGCGGACGGCTGGGGGTAGCCCGATCTTGCCGCGCATGTCGGTGTTCTTCGACTACGACGACGCCACCCAGATCGACTTCGGGCCGCCGTCCCCCGTTCCCGCGACGGCTGGGATGTACAGCTTCGCCGGCAAGCCCCACGTCACGCGACAGACCTGCAACGCCTTTGCCGAGCAGATCAGGTTCCCCGCCGGAGACAGCACCTGGCGCATCGAGCGGTGGGGGGCTGTCGTCGGCATCAAGCCCGGATATTCACGCAACGCCCAGCAATGGAGTGAGGAGTAGCAATGGCAACGGGATACGCACCGCCCCCGACTCGGATTGCACCTGGCGATCCTGGGTACAACGACGCCTTAGCCCTCGATCCACGCTTCACGCAGGACGTTGTTGCGGGGTGGGCGTTGCAGAACGGCGGGCAGGCTGCCCCGATGGCCGCCGACGGGTCGGTAACGATCACCAATCCCAATGGACTGACCACCGTTGTCTACAAAGACGGCACGTCGGCGTCCCAGGTGAACGGCGGCCCCATCAATCACTATGGCCCCAAGGCAGGCGACGTCGGCTATGGGCCCACGGGCGTGACCGATCCCAAGACGGGCCAGGCCCTGTCGGCGGGCCAGATCGAGGCGGACAACAACGCGCGCGCCAGCATCAAAGATCCGCTGGGCATCGGGACCAATCCGGTCAAGGCTGCCGTCAACGCGGGCTCTGCGTTCCTGAACCAGGACGCCATCAAGAACGGCACGTATACGCCGCCC